TAAAATCATCGGCAATAACTTTTGCATATGTTCCTGCAGGTGCATCAATATCCGTAGAAGGGTTGAGAGCAGATGGAACTTTTACAAACCCTGCAGCTTGAGATTTTTTTTCTAATATCGTAGCATAAGCACATCTACCCAAAGCACCATTGGTATCTGCCTTAACTTTTAATCTTTGACCCTCACTAACTTTTTCATTATTCTCCCCTTCTAATAATAAATATGTAGCAGAGGTTGCAGGGTCATTAAAAAATATATTAGTATATATAGTATTATATGTGGTGTTAGTTGGTTTTAAAACAAACTTATATCGATGTGCCCAAACCGGAGGATTCATTTCGGTAGGTATAGTAACATCTATTCTATTTTTAAACAATGACGCACTACAAGGTACATGAAGACTTGCTTCAGGTGCAAGTAATGCAGGTGAAGACCTGTTAAATTCATCCATATATACAATACCGACTGCATAATCAAAGTCACTATGTAAACTTTCAGTTTCAGAAAGCTCTCTATATTGTGCATCTACACTACCAATTTTAAAATACTCATACACAATATTTGCAGGTGTACAGGATGCGGCATCACAATCCGACCAAGCCATAGCAGGAAATTGAAGAGTAAACTGATTAACATTTGCAGGGTCAGTTATTATGTTAATAGGTCCAACATTAGGATACGCTTCAGGAGTAATTCCTGAGTTGTAAGCAAAATAAGTATCTAAGTTGTTTGGCATATCACAATTCCATGTATCTGTCCATGTGTTGCCGGTACAAGCGTTAGCTATAGTTGATACTGTTGAAGATGTTCCAACAGCATTAATAAACTCTGTTGAGGTAGCTAATGCTAAAGCATTGGGATAATTATTAACTAAATTAAATCCAAATCCTATATTTATTGATGTAGTTTGGGCTGTAGGTCCTCCTGAACCTGTAAATTGTGCGTGATTAAAAATAATATCTATTTCTAATAAACCACCTTGAACTAAACTTATGTCAGTAAAATCTATTGTAACTGCAGAATCAGCTATAGATTGTGTTCCTGAAGTGGGGTCAAAAGTATAATCAGAACTTATTTTAGTTTCAGTTAATGCAAATTGACCTACAACTTCACTTGCTAATGCTATCGAATAATCTAAAATAACTTCACTACCTGCGTAGTCAACCATATTGTATTGTTCAAAATAATTACCATATATTATTCTATTACCAATCATTGTTTGTGTAACAGCTTTTAAAGGAACATTATCAAATAATCTCCCTATTTGGTCAGTTGGTAGTACAGTAAATATTTGATTGCTGTTAAAAGTTATTGTAACATCTTGATTATCAGTATATCCATATTCAGCTTTATCAAAATTATCAATAACTTTAATTACGTCATCACCGGAGTTTTTAAATAAAACCTCTACTCCTTTTACTAAAGGTCCTCCTGTGTTAAATGTTATCTCAACTCCATTTCTACTATTTTCCATTCCTTCATTTGTATACGCAGCACTACTTATACCAAATGCTTTTGGAATAAAAGCTGCTTTTGACCATTGAGAAGTAGCCGAAAAATCATTATCTCCATATTCATATCTATAAGCAAAACAAAGTAGTTTGTCTTCCAAAAACGTATTTTCACCTGAAGCAGTATACATATTAAAAGAAGGACTAGTAATAGGGGGTTTTTTTAAAACCAATAATGATTCTGCACTTACTTGGTCAATATTTCCAAAAGGGTTAGGATAGTTTCTTTTAACATTTATAAATCTCGGAGGATTATAATTATCTGTAAAAAAAAGTAAGTCTTCTATTTTATTTACACTATGAATTAAATATGTAGGGTTGAAATTTAATATAGTAGTTTGGTTGCCGGTTGCGTCATCCATGGTAATCACATGATAAGTTACTGTATCAACTTGTGCATCATATGAAACAATCATATCTATTTTACCTGTTGCACCTACGGTATACGCAGGGTCATGTACAAACCAATAAATTGTTTGATTAGCTCCATCCTCATAAGCACCAATACATCTTGCTTGATTACTCAGATTTGTCCCGTTAAAAGTTAATGTGGTAAGCTGTGTGTTTCCCTTAGAGTTTTCTACCGAACCTATTTCAGAATCTTCAGTAGAACCAAGTCTAACATTTAAAGCATCTATGTATTGTCCATTAGGAACTAAGCGTTCATCAACGCTTTTATTCATTTTGCCCTGTACGAAATTTCTTTGTAATTTTGCCATCTTACTTTATCCATTTATCTTGACCTCTCATATTTTGTAACAAACGACCCGGATGTATATTGCTCAGTCTTAATTTTGCATTTCTTAATAAAGCTAATTTTCTTTTTCTAACTCTATTTACAATGTATTCTTGAACTCCAAGTTTGCTATTTAAGATGCCAAATTCAATAGCAGCATAAATGTACTCTTCAAACATTTTATTTACTGTTACTTTAGAATCATCTCCATTTTCCATTCCATCTGAGATGTATTCTAAAATAGCCAATTTATCATTCATAGCAGAGCTAAAGTTTATAACCCCCGCTTTTTTATCTATAGTAAATGTAGGATTTGCATTTGCAGTTTCGGTATTTAATCCCCATGCCGCTCCTATTGCCATGTCAAAATACCAAAACCCATCTAAACAATAACCCCAATATCCGTCATATGGAGCACCTTGATTTAAATATTGTGTTTTTTGAACCCCTGTTAATCTTTGTCTAGTCAATTCTGAATACTCAGGTTTTAAAATATTACCTAAATGGTCAAACAATATATTACCTTGATGGTCTTGAAGATACGCACTTGCAGAATTGATTTGAACATTTTCTACCAATGGACGCAAATACCCATCATAATACATAGAAACCCTTACCCAATTTACATAATCTTGAGGTAAAACATATCTAAGAGTATCTGTTATTTGAAGTTCTAATGCTTTGATTTCTTTAAATGCATCATAGTTTAATTCTTGTATTGCTCTTTTTGCATGAAACAAAATTTTAAACCTTTCCTCATTGTTCACTAATGAATGGTTTCCATTATACATCAACAGAAAGTTTGTCACTACATCTTCTAAACTTATATATTGATATGACCCCCAATTAGCATCTTGCGGAGTGGTATTGTTATTTGTATAATATTGATAGTCTGTTATATAAGCCATTATTGTTCATCTTGGTTTTCAATCTGTTCTTGTCCTAAAGCAAATTGGACTATTTCTCCATCTCTAATTTCCATACCTGCAAATTGTAATATTTTATTTACTAAATCTTGAAAATAATCTAGAGGTAGTTCAAAATCTTGATAACTAGCTGTTACACTAAATTGTGGTTGTTGAGCTGCACCCAAAGAAACATATGTCCATTGTGGAGTAGCCGGATATCTTATGTATTGTGCCTGTACTTGACCCGCAAGTATAATTGATGATGGATACACAGTCATTACACTACCTTCAGTAGTGTAAGCAGGGTATGTAGTTGTTGGTGCTGTATATAAAGAATTATTTAATAATGTTATTTTAGCTTGACTTACTCTCTCTGCTTCACCTGTAAAAGTAACACCTGCCGCATCATAGCATAAAACTTTGTTTATAAAATAAAAATCAGAACCCGTGGTTGGAGTAGATGGCATACTGTAGGTATTGTTAGCTAGATGATTCAATGCTGCAGTAACTGAAAACATATCAATTACTTCAACAATACCTTTCTTAATATCTGCATAACCTGTACCTGACCCTCTTAAGTTTTCTTTAGTGACTTGAGCGTTATATTGATAAAATATATCTTCAAACAAATCTAATTGTGCTTGTTGGGCATATAAATTAAAATCTGCAGGTGATAAGTAACCGTAGTTATTCTTATTCAATATAGCAAGAACAGCATCATAAACCTGTTGTATCATCTGTTATCTTTTTTACAAAGATAAGCAAAAAAAAAAGAGGATGATTTTTTCATCCCCTTCTCAAATTACTTGTCTTCCAAGCGTTTTTCAAGTAGTTTTAATGCTTCTATTCCATCATCAGATTGTAAAAATGATGATACTATATACACAGGGTCTTCTCCGTATGGAACACTAACCATTCTCTTCTTGTTAGAAGAAGTGTTAAAGTGCACATCTTTTTTTCCATTTCTATAAACCAATAGTTTATTGTCAAAGAATAATTGAACCTTAGAATATAATTTTAACATTGGGTCATTAACCATGTTTACTAAATCTGAAGGATGTCTTCTAGCAAATACTAGCATATCTCTTTTTAATTCAGCTGTAGTTAGTTTGTTAATATCTCCAAACAAAACTCTACCAATAGTTTCGAGCTGTGTTAACGTCATTTCTCTTGCAAGAATTAATGCATCTACTTCAGCGTATAATGTTTCTACATCTTCAGCTGCTTCTTTGCCTTTATCAACCTCTTCAAATACGCCA